GAGTATATACGAGTATATATTACACATTTAAGTCAATTAGAAGTGAATAAGCTAAACATAATCCATGACCGAATGCTTCATTATTATCATTTAATAATTTTTCTAATTTTTCAATACACATAATACATATATTATTATCGTTGCAATCATTTTTTGGTAAGTATCATAAAATAATGGTATATAAAAATGTATTATGTTGGTGATACTGAACGGGTTCTCGGTGATACTGAACTGGAACTACGAACTTGAGGACGTTTGTTTCCAGATGAAGGAAGTTTGTTTTTCTTCGAAGGCAATGTAAGAACAGTGGGATTAGCTTTTGCATTTGGATTTTTTGCAATAAGACGTGGGCTTGTTTTTAATCTTTGTGCAAATCTATTTGGAAGTGAAAGGAAATTATTTTTAGGCAAAGGTAATGTAAGAACAGTGGGGAGGGATTTAGCCCTACGATTTGGTGAAGATAATCTATTATATATTTATAAAATTTTATTTATAATTTTTAATTATTAATAATATAATATTTTCTATGCAAATATAAATATGTTCCATTTTTAAATAATATTTTAAAAAATTGATTAATACGATTTAAACAAATAGTAAAGCCATAAATTTGTTGTATCGCAAAACTTGCTGATATACAAAGGAAAACTTCCGTTTCGTCAACGACACCAGACAGCTTCCAATAAGCAAAAAAGACTAACGCAACACAATGCTCCAATATATCTATCATTACATCAAGGATATGGAGTTTTCAGGAGTTTTTGATGCGGGGTTCAATCCGAAAAGAAGCGGAGACAATATCATCTATCTCAAATACTTCTTGTTTATCAAGTTCAGAGACCTTGTATATATTGATATTAAAGGGGTGGGGGCAATCATCATTCCGTTTGAAGAGCTTATGATACACAAGTATTTGAAGATGTATTATGAGCTTTCGCTCATTCTTACAGCAAACAAACACAAAATCATAGAAAAAAGAAGTGCGGATTATCAGTATACTGCAAAATACAACAAGACTATCTACAAGGAAGAAAGAGATTGGTTTATAGATTGTGCATATTTTGTCGAAGACTTTTCTACGAAAATTAAAAAGATTGATACTGGTAAATATTATTGTTTCTACGCCATAAATCCAAATGATTTGAGAAATATGAAGGTTTCAAATGCTATTGAAATCGATATGTTTTACAAAACCTTGTATATTCGCTACGGATATGAACAAGGAAGAATTTACAAAGGGTTGTTTGAAGATTATACAAATCTTCTTCTCGAATACAACATTAAATTAATAGGCAAGGAGGTTGAAGAAATCTCGGACAGTCAAGAAGACGATAAAAATATAAATAACCTTCTTGTGCTTAATAAGAAGGATGGTATGAACCCAGATATATTCCGTATATTCTATAATAGTATTATTAGCACAGAGGGACAAAAGAAATTCGACAAGTATGTTGCTTTGTAAAATTGCATCACACCAGATGCTCTTGTAGATTATGAATATTATTTATTTTATTTATTTATTTATTTTATTTATTTATTTTATTTATTTTATTTATTTTATTTATTTATTAATTAGAAAAATGATTAATTAACTAATATCTATCTAATTAATGATGGAACTTTCCTGTTTCACTATAATGTCCAAAAATTTTAAGAATGATAGGGTTACTTATTTCAAAAGCGTGATATTCATCAAGTTTGACAACAAAGTATATATTGAGGTTTCAAATACAGGGTCATTGTTTGTCATTTTGCCTTTTGATGAACTAATGAAACACGAGCAGTTAAAGATTTACTACAAATTATCTCTTGTTGCAATTGGGAAGCCTAATAATGACCCTCGTTATTTTGGAAGTGCAAACCCAGATTATGTTGCTAAACAATATGAAAAGAATTATGATATATATATAGATACTATTTATATTGTTGAAGACCCATTAACGCGCAATATAGAAGCAAAGAAAGGTAATTGTTATCAATCGATTAACCTTGAAAAATTGAAAAAGATGAAAGTTTCTACTGATGCAAAAATTGAGGAGTTTTTTAACAATTACAATAGTAAGTATGCATTTGAAGAAGAAAACTTTGAAGAGAGGGCGACTGCTTATAACACCTTCGTAAATGCATTGTAGGGAATGCTATGAAAGTATGCAAGAATAAAAGAATAATATTTATATTTTTAGATAAACCGCATTTTTTAATTCTATAATATCATTTTTAATATTATTAATATCTAGCATATTTTGTATTTGCTTCTTGAGGTCGTCAATATCATCTCTCTTATTTCTACTATTAATTTCTACCATATCTTTAACAATTGCCTTTAACTCATTAATTTCTTTTTTTAGATTTGAAACTTCGATGTCCGAATACTTGGTTTCATAGTTGTTTTTCTTTATATTTTTTTTGTATATTGCGTCCTCAATACTTCTCTTGTTCATCCTCGTTACTTCCTCAATATACTCTGCATCATGACGATTTTCTTGATACATTCGTATAGCGATTACTTCAAGTCTTGCTGTAATTGCACCATGTGTCCTTTTGTGTTTTTTGGCAATTTCTTCAATCTCTACATTATTTCGTATGTTTTCTAATAAAGCAACTTCTTCTATATCAGTCCATTTACACCCCATATTTGTAGGTATATCCTTGTCTGGGTTCACACTCCTATATTTTTCAATACATCTGCTTTTATAGGTCGCTAAAGACATTTAGAATAAGTTATATTGAATAGTAAATAACATTAAACTTTATATATATATGCACGTTATGTTGCAATTACTTACAATACCTTGTTAATGCTTTGTAAAAGAATAATATTTATATATGAATTGTATTCCATATATTATATAATACAATATATATATATATATATATGCCTTCTTCATATTTAGATTTGTTGCCAGAAGATATTATAGTGCATGTCTACAGAATGCTATATAAATCTATATTAAATGATATGAAAAAAGATAGTAAATATAAAAATATATCATGGTTTAATAAATTACTTGAAATAACAAAAAACCCATATATCGATAATTTAAATTATTATGATTTCGTTAAGAAGTTTTATGGAAATAATATTATAAATAAATATAAAGATTATGAAATAGATTATAATGCCATATTATATAATATGTCATTATATTATAAATCATATTACATAAAACCATTAGAAATATATATAAATAAGATTGAAATATTTAATTTTGTTATATATAATTTATACAATAACGACAAAAAAAGACATGCTTTATTTAATATAACATATTTTGCCACTATAAATTATCCAGGAGTTAAAAAAAATGCAAATAAAAATGGGTTTATATTGGAAAGAGAACAACCATTCAGATGTTTGGCAGAATTACACCGACCGAAAAGAAAAATGAGACAAAAATATTTATTTTTTATGTTGTTCTACCATTTTATCTAATTATATTAAATGTATTTAAAAATAATTAATATAATAATATATAACATTATGGATATTACTAAACTGATAGAAGAAAATGAAAATCTTAAAACTGAAATTATAGAATTAAAGGAACAATTAAAGAAATATACTTATGGTAATACACATAAACGATATTATGAAAAAAATAAAGAAAGAGTAAAAGAAGGTGGTGCAAACTATCTTAAAAAGTTAAAAGAGGAGAACCCTGATAAATTAAAAGAATACAGAAGAACCGCTTATCTAAAGAAGAAGAATAAGTCGAAAGAAGTCATGTTATAAATACATCTCTTGATAAATAATATATTTAATCATTTTAAATATATCATAATTTAAATGATGTGTTATAAATATATAATATTTATGTAAATAATCATCTTTAATCCTTTTAATTTTTTCGTTATTATTTTTAATAATATTTAATAAAACATTTAATAGTTCATCGTCGGTAATTTTATATTCGTCTATATAATAATGATATTTTTGTTGTATAATATCATTATCATTCTTTATCTTAATTTTCATTAATTGTTCTTTAATTTTATCTTTCCTTTGTTTCTTTTCTTTTCTTAATCGTTCTTCTAACTTTTCCTTATCCTTTATTGTTTGTTCTTCTTCTTTCCTTAATCGTTCTTCTAACTTTTCCTTATCCTTTATTGTTTGTTCTTCTTCTTTCATTGATCTTTCCTTATCTCTTTGTTTATACATAAATAAAGCGATTAAATAATTAGAACACATATAATCATAATCATTAATTACATTAATCTCTTTATAATATTCTTCTTTTATAATAGCATCATTATAATTATTAATTTGTTTTAAATGAAACTCTATGTTCTTACACTTTTTTCTATATGGATATGATATAAATAATTCATCATATTCTTTGCAAAAATCTTTAATATATACTATTTCTATTTCTTGACCTTTGCTATTATAACTATCCAATTTTACTTTTAATAGAACATCATAACCAGTATCTAAATATATATGTCCTTTATTACTATTGTATATTGGTATATCATTTTTACCAATAAAATCAATATATAATTTACCTTGAAATACCTTAATTCTTCCCTTTCTATTTTCAAAAGATAATATCCAATTTATTTTATTATCTTCTTTAACATATTTTTCAATTTTATTTATGGTATTTTCTGATTGATGACTATGTCTAATCATAATTATATAATTATCATCACTAATTTGCTCTAGTTTGACATTAAACCAATAAGGTTTTCTATATTCGTTTTTAAATAAATCAAACCACTTTTTATAAAAATCTATATTAAACTCTTTAAAATCTTTGGATGCAGAACATTCAGTATTTTTAGAATGACGAAAATGCGGTTGCCTTACTTTCGAATTAACAAATGACACATTATTATCATTACAATTATCACCATTATCAATACATCCACCACATATAAATCTTAATGATTTATTATAAGTATTTTTATAATTTTCATATCTAATATTTATTGATATTATAATTTCACCTGTAATTTTATCAATAGCATAAAACATTTTAGATAATACTACTATTCTTATAATTTTTCTTATATACCAGAATATCAATTTTTATTTTTTGAAAAACTATATAAGGATATTTACATATATACTATATAGATATATACATAATGAAGAAACCACCTGATAAGTATAAATGTATTAAATTACCGATTACTTCTATTCTTAATAATATTGAGGAAAGCCAAAAAATATTTAATACCATTCAAGATGCAGTTTATAGAACTAATTATATTACTACAAAAACGAGTTTGTTATTGAGATTATGGTGTTTAGAAAAATACTATAATGGTATTGATATACCTTTAATTAACGAAAATACTATTAAAATGTGTATGAAATCACTTATATTACCATCGAGTGGTCCTAAACCTAAAAATAATAATCTAATACTTTTAAATGAGTTTAAAAACTTACATAATTTTACATTAGAAGATGGTGTTAATTTATCTTCTATTTTAGATTATTATGCTATTACAATTTTAACTTCTATTGAAACCAATATTAAAATGCATTTTTTTGACTATGTAAATCGTTTTATAAACTCTTATTTCAAGGTCTTATACAAGGATGACATTACTAATAAGGAGTTTAAAAAGCAGTTATTTAAAGATTTATATGTTGTCAAAAATGATATATTAAATGGCACTTTGAAAGCAAATGTTAAGTTCCATAATTGGATAAATGAAAATCGTTTCAAGATAGTTCCAGAAGAATTTGAAATCAATTATTATTATGATGTTAAAGCGACACCTCAAAAGTATCTTAAATACATGATTTTTATGAATATTGAATTAGAAAAAATAGAGGGTAAAATGTATCAATTCTTTCCCTTACAATCATCTATAATTCCAAGACATATTCAAATTGATACTAAAGCAATAATAGAACTTTTAGTAGATAAAGAAAAAAAGCAATATTTAGATAATGTAGAATTAAACAAAGAGTTCTTATGGGACAAATATTTTAATATAACTCAAAAAATAAAAGATTATAAGTTTGATAATACTATTATTACTGATGGTTATGCAACTTCTTTAAGATTTATTCATAATGATTATATCGAAGGTGAAAAGATTAAAAAAGAAAAGATGAAGAAAGGGCGAAAAGATGCAAGAGAAATGACAACAGAAGATAAGGAAAAAAAGAAATTGGATAAAAAAATATTACAAGATGAAAAGAAAGAGTTAAATAAATTAAAACAAAAGGATAAACCTAAAAAGATTGAAAAAATACAAGAGTTTCCCTATATTGATGATGTTGAAAAAGTAGATTTAGAAGGAAAACATATTTTTATTGATCCTGGTAAAAGAAGTTTATTTACTATGATGGATGACGATGGTAAGTTTTACTCTTATACTAACAAACAAAGAGTAAATGAAACCAAAAGACTAAAATATCAAAACATTCTTAAAAAATATAGAGATGAATTAGAAATTACATCAAAAGAAAATGAATTATCAGCATATAATTCTAAAAGTTGTAATATAAATAAATATAGAGAATTTATAACTAAAAAAATAAACACTAATGAAGTATTATATAAATTATATCAAAATAATAAGTTTAGACAATATAAATGGTATGCTTTTATAAATAAAAAACGAACAGAAGATAATATGCTTAATAAGATTAAAAAGACATATACAAAAGATAGTATTATTATAATTGGTGATTGGAGTATAGGTAAGCAAATGAAAAACTTTATTTCTACACCCAATCTATCATTAAAAAGAAAATTACAAGAGTGTTTTAAGGTTTATAACATAGATGAATATAGAACTTCGTGTCTAAATTACAAGACAGAAGAATTAAGTAAAAACCTTTATCTGCCAGATAAAACAAATAAAGAGCGAAAGATGCATTCTATCCTAACATATAAAATGGAAAATAAAAGGAATGGTTGCATTAATCGTGATAAAAATGGTTGTAAAAATATTCAAAAAGTTTTTAACTATTATATAGAATATGATGAACGACCAGAAAGATATAAGAGAGGAGTTGATTTACAAAAACTACAAACCGCAATAGTGCTGTCAAATTGTAGTTAGTCGCTTAAATGCGATCATTTACACCGATAGAAAAAAATGAATAACAAAATTATTATATTTTTATAATAGTCTTGTCTCATTTTTCTTTTCGGTTGGTGTAATATTTTACATAATTGACTTTTATGATTTTATAAAGCAGATAATATATATGAATATAGAATTTATAGAGAATATTAGTGATATATTTAATTTATCCCCAGAGAAAATAAAAGAAAGGGAAAAATTAATTGACATACTTAACTTTCATAATAATCACAGATATATAGAAAATTTAATATTTGATATAGAAAATAAATGTGTCATAACA